CCAATTTTGCAGCGTTTATAAATATATTAGCTATTGATGTATAATTACTTCTTAAAGCAAGACCTTCATTATTTAAACCTTCAAAATTGGTTATATAGAAGGAAGATATGGATTTTAATGAAGTGCCTGAATTATATTCATATGCGGATAAACCGTTAGTATTCGATTGTTCTAATGCATTGACATAAATCGTACCCAATCCTGCCTCAATTGCTATGTCGATAGGATATACATCAGAGTTATCCACTAATTCGAAAGCTCTATCTAATTTTTTAGGAAGACTTCCTATTTTTTTATTACTAGTTGTATTATTTGTATATACACCTAAAGGGAACAAAGAATCGGCAGTTCCTAAAATATTTATCAATTCCAAAACTTCTGGATTTCTAGCACCAACTCTGATAGGATACTTATCAGTAGCAGGATCTTCGTAATATCCAGATTGATTTAAGTATTGAGTTAATTGCTTAGTTAGAAGTCTAACTCTTTTTAATGGAATTCCTGTATTAGAAATAGACGTATCGGAATACTTATTGCTAATATTCGGATTGACTATTATTTGTATATTAGGAGAATTAGTTGAAACTTTTTCAAGCGAAAACGTCTTAGCTGGTCCACCATTAGGATCACCTATTAATCTATTGTAATCTATAGAACCTACATAATTTTCAGTTAAAGCATATGTCAATGTAATAGCATCAGAAGAATATACGTTTTGACGGAGTTTAAATAATCCCAAAGATAAAGTATCGTTGAAACTATTATCGGCCAAATCGTAATTCGATAGATTTTCCATAACTTCAGATACTGAAGATCCATCACCCAACTTATTAGCTGATAATGAAAATGCTAATCTTGTATTTGATATTTGAGTATAGTTTTTAGTAGATATTGATGGTTCACTTAAAGCATTAACTCTCAATATACCATCAAAGTCTGTAGCTGGATTGTAGTTACTATTATCTATTAAACCCAAATAATATCCTTCAAATTTACTATTGATAGTGGTTTGAGATTTATTTAATACTAAAAATGCACTACTACCTAAAGTGTCAAATGTGAAAGGAGTTCCAGATACTGTAGGATAATTAGACCAATTTATATTACCATCTTCAATTGATTGATATTGTTCAGCTGTTAATTCAACATGCGTGGGTTTCCCAACAAAATATGTTTTACCATAATAAACGAAACTGGAAACTGGAACGTTTGTTACGTTAGTGTATGTGCTACTAGCTAAATCTGAATTAGGATCAGAATCGCTTAATTTGTTTAACACCTTTTTACTAACTTTTTGCTCACCATTCGATGTGACGGCTGTGGCACTTTTATCACTACCTTGAGCGATTAAAACAGCTGGTCTATTCCCTATTCTATCACCAGTTATGGTTATATTTGGAGCTACATCGTATCCAAAACCATAGTCGGTTATACTAACAGAAGTTATACCATATGTTAATGTTTGAAATCCACTGGCTGTAGTCGGTGAAGGATACACTGTATTTGAAGTAGGAGTTGCTCCAAAAACACTAAGAGTTGGTGCTTTTGTATATCCAATACCTTGACTTAATATTCTAATAGCACTTACACCATATGTACCGCTACCATCTGGAGCTAATTTAACTTCAGCAGTAGCTACTAAAGACGGAGTACCACCATTCAATACGATAACGTTTGGAGGTTCTGTTGTCAACCATCCAGATCCACTATTAGAACCTAATAAAGTTATCGCATCAAAATTGAACTTTCCAACATTGTCTGGACCTAAATCTGCCGTAGCCAATGCTGGTGTTACAAAATTACTTCCAGACTCAAGTTCTAAAACTGGTGGAGTTGAATGCGAATATCCAGATCCAGAATTTGAAATGAAAATACTTTCAAATTTGAAAGAAGGAGTTACTTGAATCGTTGGATTTATTTCGAATCCTCCAAAGTTTAAAATATTTATACCTATAACACCAACTGTTCCTGAACCACTGTCATCTTTAGCTGTAATTGTTTGAAGAACTGTAAAGCCATTATCTCCACCAATATCTCCTAAAGCCGTAGCTTTTGGATATAATGCATATCCAGATCCAGTGTTGGTCATGAATATTGTATCAAAAGTGAAACTGGAAACTGTTCTAATTAATAAATCTCTAGCAATTACAGGATAAGCTAACACGCTATATTTCCAAGAAGCAAAACCTTCACCTCTATTATCACCATAAGGTAATCTGGAAACTACGACTCTTGCTGGAGAAGTGTTTAATACCGAACGAACTGAATGGTAAAAATATCTTTCAGCATCATTTGTCGGTGATCCATAAATTTGTTCAAATTCGGAAATGCTTGTAGGTTGTAAAACTTCATCTATTGGACCTTGATTAGCAAACCCTGTTATAAAAACTGAAGTTCCTTCTTGAGTTAAAGGTCTTAAAGTCAAATCTATTTCGTTTATCTCTACACCTGGTGATTGAATTGTTCTTGCCATATATATGATTATTTATATTTTTCAAGTCAATTTTTATCGATATTTTTTATTTTTTTTTAAACTTCAGGTAAAAGTTCTACGTCAAATTGATGATATGCATATTGAAAAGAAGATTCCATTTCTCCTGCATCTCTATCGGAATAATTTATACCACCCAATAATACTGGAAAGCAATGATAGAAATTAAATTTTATAACGTTTTTGTTATATTCATCTTTACCATAAATGCTTATAGTTGTTTGATATTCATCCATAAAACCATCCGATTTTATAGGAGAATTAAACAATCCAGTTTTTCCATCATTAAAACTGTTTAACCATCTATAAATGGCCCAATAATTATTGAACATATTATCTATTGTGAAATTAACAGTCATATTTTCAAAGGCGGGTCTTCTATAACTTGTTAACTTAACAGTTTGTCCACCATAAGATGTATCCACTGCTGGTATATTTAAAGATGGTATTACCGTACCATATATTGAACACTGTACAGATTCTTGTAGAATAGATCTGTAAGGGGGTAAACTTTTCTTATCTCTCTCCAATACAGATTTTAATGGTTTCAATATTTTAGGCAAATCAAAAACCATTACAAACTTATCCTTTCTTTGCTTATTAAGAGGTGACTGATAAATTGAAAGATTGGACATAAAAATATTTATTTACATGAAGTTTTTATTAAAAACTTCCCATCCATCTTTTTTCAATATTTCATAATCTGGTATATTCGACATTGGATCATTTGACGATTGATCCATTTCAGTAAAAGCAACTGGCAATGGCATGAATGCTTGGGCTTCTTTTTCATTTATATATATATTACTAGGCGATATTATATCAGTAACCCCATAATCTATAGGTTTTATTTTTAAAGGTCTTTGATTATCGTCCATAGATATCATTTCAAAATATCTTTTACATATTTCATTTTGTAAAATGGCTAAAGACCAAACTAGAGCCATAACCCTATCATCTAAAGTATTAGCCGTTCTACCACTCCAAGTGCCATTAGGATGTTTAATAAAATCTTTAATTTCTTGTAAGGTTTTTACATCTCTTAATCTAACAGATCTCATTTCGTTTAGAAAATATCTCATGTTTGTCACAGCTTCTATTTTTGAATTTTGGTGACTTATAATACCAGCTTTTGCCGCAATTTTAAAATCATTGGCTATAGCGCCTTTAGTACCCCATGTAACTACATTTTCATATCCGAAATTCATTTTTAAAGAATCTATAACTTGAGCGCCACAACCGTTTCTTTCAATTAAAACTGGAGGTCTACCCCATTGTTGTAACAAATCATGTAATTTTTGAGCGAAATTATATGGTGATATTTTTTTTGTATAATATACAGCATCTTGAGTTATATTCGTCAAATCCGTAATGTTCAATATTTGACACACTGTAGCATTTTGATTAAGACCTTCTCCCACATCGACACCCACAACATAAAATTTATCCCTACTGGGTTCATCCCATACCACATATTGACCATCATCAAATATGTACTCTGGATCTTTACATCCAGATTGTAATAAATTATAAATGTCTTGATCGATTGGTATCTCACCAGAAGCTAAAAAAACATTTTCATATTCTTGTAAAAATGCTTCTCTCGATCCCAATGTTTTTATTGTATCATTTTTCCATTTTTCATCTCTAGCTGGAACTTCCCACCAATCAACTTTTTCAGGATGCCATCCGTTCCATTCATCTCCACTTTTGTTAGCACCTTCCCACAATTGATGAAATAAATTACCTATTCCATTTGGTGTGGATGCCGCCAATATCTTTGATTTTTTAGAAGATGATATAATTGGATATACAGATCTCCAAAAATTTTCCAACAAACCAGCATCCAAGAATGCAAGCTCATCCAATATTAAACAATTCACGGATTCGCCACGACCAGCATCACTACTTGTAGTGGATATACCAATACTAGAACCGTTAGAGAGTGTTATATTCGTTTGACCATATTCCACAGCACCAGCTTTTAAAAAATTAGGCATCATTTCAAATGCTGTTTTAATTCTTTTTAACAACATTTTGGCCGTTTGCTCTTTGTTAGCGACAATTAATATTCTTTGATCTTCATGGAATAAAGCTATCCATAAAGCATATATTGTCATAAGGGTAGTTTTTCCAATTTGTCTGCTGGCTAATAGAATATTAAATCTATTTTCCATCAAAGACTTCAAAATTCTTTTTTGGAAATCGTGTAATTTAATTTTTTGGCGACCACTATCTACATTTATGATATAAAAATAATTACTAGCAAAATATAATATTGATTTTTTACATTTCACTATCTCCTTTATCATTTTTGGAGTATATTCGTAAGTGGTTTGAGCAGTCGGTAAATTGCTGTTTCCCAAATAGAATTTTTCCTTTTTTTCTTTTGTTGGCATATTATTAATTATTTATAACAAATATTGATTAATTTCATTTTTGATGTAAATTATATCACATGAATATTCTTTCCATAGACATAGACTATATAACATCAAAATATCAAAACAAAATAAATGCTTGCGGCAGTAATCCTCAAAAAAAATGGGAAGATGTTTTACAAAATTTAAACAATAATTATGAATTATTGGAAGTTGATTATGAAAATTTAAGCTTTTTAATGAGTGTTTATATAAAAGCTTTAGAAAATAGTAAAAAAATAATATTCGCCATCAATCATGATACTATCTTGAGAGAGTTGGAAAAAAACATATATCAAAATTTAAAAATAATAAACATAGATCAGCATCATGACATATTGTATGGCAATGAACATGATTTAGCCGATTTAGAAAAATATAATATGGTAAATTGCGGTAATTGGATTTGGAAATTGCATTTATTGGACAAGATAAATTATTACCATTGGATAAAAAATGATACTTCCCATACATTTAATGAATCTATAACAAAAGGTAAATTACCAAACAACTATAAGTCTTTTATAAAAGATGAAATAGATTATAATATACATAACATAGAGTACGATTTACTATTCATTTGTTTATCACCAGAATATATAGCACCCAAACATTGGTTTTATTATGATTTAATGATGAAAATATATGAGGAAAAAACTGGAAATAAAGTTGAATTTATTCAAAATATTCCAGAAATAAGAAGCGATATTCTATCATCATGTAGCAATATTTTTGATTATAGATTGAAATAATAAATGCATTATAAATAAATATTATATATGAATAGAGCCAAATCAATCACAGATATAGGAAACATATATCTTGAAATGCAAAAAAGAAATTCAGCATCAACCATAGATGAGAGTTTTTTATACGAATCCACTAATAATAAAAAAACTCAAAAGGTAAAAGCTAAAGAACCCAAAAATACATTTCCAAAATCAACAGATAATGTTAAAGAACCATCAAGCTTTAAAAAAGGTGGACCCAATAATGTGAAGAACTTAACAAAACCTAAAAAGAATAAAAAATTCTCACAAAACAGTAAAAAAATTGTTGGGGAAAATATAAATAATTTTATGAGTATATTCGATAAACTATATGAAAACGTAATGAAGAGTGATGAACTTGACATTGACACTGGCATTGGAACTGGACCTGAAGGTTCTCTTGGAGACACTGAATTGGACATTGAATCCGATACAGAATCTTCAGACAATGATGGAGACGTTACTTTGACACTCAATAAAGATCTTGCTAAAGAGCTTCTTGATCTTCTTCAAGCAGCTGTTGGTGACGATCAAACAGATACAGATCTCGAAGATTTAGGTGTAGATTCTGGATCTGAAGATGAGGATGAAAATGAAAGTTGTGAACATGAGGAACATGAAGATGATGAAGATGAAAATGAAGAAGTTAAGTATGAAACAACTGAACTTCAAAAACTTCCAGATTCCACTGGGCATAAATTAACAAAATCTGGAACTGTTGGAAACATTAAAGCTTCTTCTGGTAAAGCAGATAGCAAGGTTACAGACGAAGTTGGAACTGAAACTGGTAAACATCCATTAGATCACAAGTCAGAATTAACCAATCACTCTAAAAATAAGGTTGGTAATTTGAAGACTGGTAAAGGATTATTTGATTAATATAATAAGTTAAAAACAATAAGAGAAAGCCCCGATTTTTCGGGGCTTTTTTTTGTTTAAAAATAATTTTATTTTAGTATATAAAAAAAGAATGCCAAGGATAACCTTGGCATTCTTTGTGTAACTTCTACCGTTGACCTATATTTCTTAGAAATATACGCTGTTTTTATTCGGTTCAAATGATTGACCCAATCCTGCTAACAGAATAACGTGGTAGTATAAGTTGGCTCCAAAGATATTATCAACAACACCATAGCGGGTCATAAGACCGACTCTAGGGCTGAAATCGTTGGTGCCGAGTGTCCTTTGAATCATCACTGGGATGTAAGGGCAATATATAATACCTGTATCGTAGAACTCTGGTCCTTTGTAACCAAGAAGAGCATACTCAACACGTTGAGTACGAACTTGTCCTGGTGAAAGGTATGTAGAACTACGACCTTGCTCAAATTGAGCTTCTGTGCGGGTATCGCGGTAAACATTGAATCTACCTCCTAGATTACCAACCTTCGCAACACCTACAGGCTGAGTATTAACATTACCTTGAACGGGTACCCATTGGAATTCGGGTAACATTTCAAGGATTGCGGCAACGCGAGGTGTACAAACAATAAAGTTTGCTGCTCCACGGCGGTTGCGAATGGCAATACGGTTAGCTTCGATGATTAAACGTTGATAGAAATCGCGGTTGCGTTCAACGAGCCAGCGGCCATCGGCTGATGCAGGACTCCATACAGAGTATCCAACACCATAACCAGCATTGAGAGAAGTTTGAATCATACGCATGATCATCTCACGATCAATCTCAGCTTGCAATTCATAAGACATTGCATTTGTGAGTTCAGTATCGATATCGATACCATTCATATTCTTCAAGTCTTGCTCCAATTCAACTGACCATCTAGCGGCGAGACGGCGTGTTCCAGCTTCAACAGCTGTTTTCTCAAAGCTAACTTCGATTTGAGGGATTTTACCTGTCAATTCAAAATTTGCTAAAAGTTGAGCAACGCCTTTATCAGCTTCCACAAATGGGAAGAGATTGCCATAGGTGTCATTTGTTCCAGACAATCTAGAACTGGAAGTTCCAGTGTAACTAGTATCAAGATATTGGTAGCCAAGCTCTTTACCGTTAGAAGCAGCTTGAGGGTTGATCATATCGGTATCGGCATTTGTGCCAGAACCGTCAACACCATCATTGCCAAGTTGTTTGGCAAGA